GTCGGTGATGACTATAACTGCCGTCAAATCTTTAGGCGTCCGCGTTTCACCATTCTCGATAATCGTATCAGGGATGGTGATAGTAACCCCGTCCGCGATTATCCGTTCGTTTTCCTGTGCCGTATAGGTCTCGGTCGCATAGACATCCGTAAAAGGCCCCAAAGGTCCATCTGCAAACATGCTGTCATAAAGCGACTGCAGGGCTGTTAGGCCTTCTGAGGCCTCCGATGCCCTTGGAGTGCGGCCAATGCCCACAATGCGGGCCTGTCGAAGCGCAAGTGTCACTATTTCGCGGCATGTGGTCATTGCTTACCTTCCAACATATTCGCGCGCTGCATATCTGTCTCGCGACCTGCGCGGCAGCGGATTGAAACGCCGTAACTCCGGCCTGATAATGTGGTTTTCGCTGGCAAAAAGTGCGGGCAGCAACTCAATATCAAAAGGTTGCATTATCACTGGCGCGTAAAACACCAGCTGGCTTTCAATGAGCAAGGGTTCAATCTGATATGTTGCAGCGACAGTCGGCGCGTAAAAACTTTGCGGGTTTGAAATTGCCGCGGGCGCTACATCTTGCCCCACGCGCGCAGTGAAGAACGAACTCGAATTGCTAAATAATGAATGTGCGACCGTTACGCTTGTTGATAGTGTGGGGCTGAAGAAACTTTGACTGTCTGCAAACAGGTCGGAGATTAGGCTTTGATTTTGCGAGACCAGCGCCGCAAAGAATGTCTGGCTGTTGCCAACCAGACTTGGCGTCAGGTCAACTGCACCGCGACCAACCGTTGCTGCATGAAATGTCTGTGTATTTGTATAAAGCGCAGGCGCAATATTTGCTGAACCCAACGCGGCCTCAAAATAATCGGCAAGCAATATCTCACCAGCTAAGCCGTCATCCCATACGTCCGAACCACCAGAATAGCGGTTGTCGTATTGGCCTGCTTTGTCAGCCATGACTTATCTTGCCGGTCGCCCTTAAAGTCCCTGTGCTGGTCGTGCTGGTCAACATGATAGCAAACAGGCACGAATTGTTCGTAATTTCAGGCAGGCCAAGTGCCGCCCAATCCGAAGTCCAGCGCGCGTTAGCGATAGGGTGGAAGTTGCCAGCACGGTAGCGGGTTGCTGTCACGCCAAAGTTGCCCGCCGTGCCGGTCGTGGCTGAAAGCTGCACTGTGTTAACAGCGCGAATATATTTACCAGAAGCCGCAGCCGGTATCAGGCCGTTAAGCGGTATCATGTGCGAGGCAGGGCGGGTTGCAGCCAAAGATTGTGCAGTCAGGTTGCCGCTTGTGCCATCATTATAGGTCACATTGGCCGTGGCAGTTACAACTGACGAGCCTGTGGCTGTATACCATTCAAGCCACCATTGAACGTCCGAATAATTCGCGTCACCCTTGCGCGCGTCCAGATCATCGGTGGCCAAATTGGCGCTAAGGTCGAGATTGACAGTCTGGGCAGTCGCCACGTTGCCGACAAGACCGCCCATGTGCATAAGCCGGTCGTGAATTTCCATTGTCATTGATGCGTTGGACGATACGCCCTCGAGGATAGTTAGATAGCTTGTTGCTGGCGCAGTTTGTTGCGCGAATTGCAGTGAACCCAAAAGACTATCATTGCATACCGCAGCCGTTGTCGGGATTGCTCCCTGCCCAGGTTGACCAGTGCCGCGCCAAAAGCTGCAAAAGCTATTTGCAGTCTGTGATGCAATCGACGCTTTATCAAAGATGATGCGCGACGAATTATTCGCCATTGCATCAATAAGCTGGTCGCGGGTCGTTATAGTCACAGCTGGAAAATCCCGCTGCCAGACCAAGTAATCGTAATGTCGCCGCCGTTTGGTGTTACCGGCAATCCAGTCACGCCCGTATCAATGTAAGCAACTAGCCGCGAAGTCCCAGCAACGCCTGTGTCGATGTAAATAACCAGCGCCTCAACCGTATTGCCTGTGACAGCCGTGAAAGTCACATTGTCACCGTCAAACAGGCCGTTGTTTACAGTTGTGGCAGCGATGGTCTGCGCAGTCCCCACAACGCCCGTCAAGTCGCTCAGGAAGTCATGTGATGCAGAATAGGTGTAAGTTCCAGTGTCAACCAATGCCACTTTGACAGTGCCGTCATTCAGGTCGATGTTGGAGTCCCCGTCAAGCAGGGCTTGCTTGTAAAGCGGGTAAATCGCGTTAGCCATGCTCTAATCCCCAAAAGGAAAGGGGCGACCAGAAAGCCGCCCCGTTCTTATTAGTCTTCAGCAGCCGCAGCAGCAGCGACAGTCGCGGTGCCGGTCGTGGCAAAGAAGCCAGTCACAACGCCATGGTCTTTCAGGTCATCGGTATCACCCGCACCCGAACCGAAGATGATTTTGCGAACGCCATAAATGCCGTCAATCGCAACACCATACTTGTCACCATAGTCGAACTCTTCGGTGACAGTGCGCCAGCGTTTTGCATAAGCAACCGCCAGAGCCTGCGCGCCGCAGAGATAAACCGGAGTGACTTCAGTCGTGCCGCCGTTGCCCAAGTTTTCGTAAATCGGGATGTTGTCGGTTTCCTTGACAATCACACCGTTCCACATGATATCGCCACCCTCGAACAGCTTGGAAGCCTCCATCTGGACGCTGGTTTGCGCCAAAACTTCAGTATCAAGGCTGTCACGCAGGTTCTTGAACGCATGCGGGTTGGCAAAGGCGACATAATAACGCTTGCCGTTGCCGGGGTCGCGCATCGGGCGAATTTTCGGGTTGCAAGTCTTGGCCTTCAACACCATGCCGTCCAGCGCCGTAGCGTTGAACAAGTCGGCAGTGGTATCGAGAAGCGCAAGGTCAGCCGACATGTCAGTGAACGCACCAACGCCCGCACCAAAATAAGCGCGGTCCGCATTGTCCACCAGCCACGCATCTGCAATTGCAGCGGTGCGGCTGATAAACGCCGTGCCATTCAAGCTACCAAGAGCCTGAATAATAAGGTCGCGGGTGTCTTCCATTGCCCAATCGAGCAAGGTTGCACGGGCTGCGTTGCGAAGCGAAATAGCCGACTTCTGCTCGGACATTTCAGCAATGCGAACAGCATTACGACGCTTATCGACATAGATGCGCAGCGAGCGCGAAGCCATGTCTTCTTCATTGCCTTCCAGCGTCGAAGTGCCTGTGACTGCTGCGTTGTTGAGGCGGTTGACAAGAGCAATGGTGATGCTGTCGCCGCTTTTCTTACTCAGGTCTTCCTTGACCTGAATAACCGCGTTTTCGTTGGTCCCCATCAGGGGCTTGAAGCCGCCGTCATGGAGATATTCTTGGAAAAACTTGTCTTCCCACTGCTGGACAACCAAGCCGGTTGCCGGAGTTGTATCAGTCATTGTAAAAAATTCCTTCTAAGGGACGCACCGTCATCGCGACGGGGCATTCAGGTTAGCCAAGCAGTTCATTCAGCGGTCTGGGGCCTGTCCATGCTGGACCTGTGCGCCCGCCCACATTCTGCTCGGCGGATAAAGTCGGTGGAATTGCAGGACGTGACACAGGCGGCACTTGCGCCTGCATTTCTGCCATGACCTGCTCACGAATCTGGTTTTTGAGGGTGTCAATGTCGGTCGCCCCAAGCTCCTGCATCGTCTTGTGCGTTTTGGCGATTTGATACGCCTTGTGCCAAGGATGCGGGTCTGAAAGCGCCTGTTGCACCAATGAAGGGTTTTGCTCGGCCAATTGCAGAAAAGCCTGCTTGTGCTCGTCAAAGTCTTCATGCTGCTGGCGAACCATCATTTCAGACATATCCAACTTGGCGTTCAGTGACGCCTGCTGCACAGCCTGATTTACCACTTGGTCGCCAAAATGCGCTTGCCAGTCTTCCGGTGTTTCAAACATATCCGGTGGCGGTGCGGGCGGGTTCTGTTGCGCCTGAATGGCCTGCTCAAGTTGAGCAAGTTTGTCCTTCAGCGCTTGGTTCTCGCTCCGAACAGCCTTTAGCGGCTCGTAAACATCTTGCGGCAGTTTGTCTGGTGCAGGCGGCGCACTCTCTTCCACGCCCTTCGGTGCAAATCGACCATGCTCGTCGCGGGGCTGCCCTTCGACAACCTCTTCAACTTGCTGCTGTTCCTCTACAGGTTCAGCGGTCGGTGCATCGTTCAACAATTCGTCTAGTGGTGTGTTCTCCATGTTACCCTCGAAAACGCCCTTAAAGATGGCGGCTCTATCAAACGCCCGATGTGCGGCGGCCACTTCCACGTCATCACGACGTTGAACTAATGCTTGGTCGTGCTGACCAAGAATATCCGAATGGGGACTTTGCGATCCGGCGACGAGGCAAGGCCCATCATCATTGCGTTGTGTGAAACGCCTATCAACAATCTAGCCATTGAATTCCTCGTCTGCCATTTCCAGCAGGGCGGCCAAGGTTCCATCCGTTGCCTGCCCAAATGGCAATGCGACAACATGGCGAACCTCTTGCCCGTCCCGCTGGTATGTCACCCCCAAGGCGTTAGGACGCAGCATCAGCCAAACGTCCTTGCCGCCCATCCCTGTTATTTCGTTTATCAGGCCAGCGCCTAAATTCACGCGGCAACACTCGCGCCCATGTTGAACGCTTCCATCTGTTGCTTGTTCCGCATTTGCTCAATCTGCGCATAATTTTCCGCAGTCTCGCTTTGCAGCTTTTCAATCTTTGCCATCGCGTCGGCCATTTGAATTTGCCCCATCTGCTGCTGTTCAGGCGATGGGCCTTGCTTCATCATTTCCAGCAATCTGTCCTTGTTCCGAAGGCTTGATGCTTCGATGAGCACATCAGGCGGTATCTGTATCATACCCGTGCCAGCCAGCTTCAGCAT